ATGAAAGCTTCACTTTTTCCGCCTTATTATTCCACTTATCAAAACGATAACCATCTAAAAGGGTATACCTTCCATTTAGGGCAAACAAATACAGAACAATTAATAATGCTATTGCTACAAAAATCTTAGCAACTCTATATTGAGATTCATTCATTTTATTCTTTCTCTTGTTTTAATATCAATTATGATGTACTATTATTCAATTTATATCTTCTTATTGAATAAATTATCAAGAAGAGCAAACAGACTTTTTCTATAGTAAAGAACAAAAATCCCAATACCAGCGGTCAACCCCTTAGTTCCAACAGAGTCAAATCCCAATAATGTACCAGACAAGGTTGCCATTGCTACTGTTGCAAAAGCAATACATAATATCCAAATAATATAGTATAATACTTTCATCTCTATCTACCTCTCAAAGCTATTCTACTTGCAGATTTAAATTTCCCTTCCTCTACTAACAGCCCATTCCATATATTTTGTATTGAATAGACTCCATTTCAACTCATAGTCACTTTCTCCCTCTTGAGGATGCTGATAAGTATTAACAAATACGCCATTTTTGGGAAGATTAACCCCCACAGGCCTGATGTTAGGATACCGTTCCCCTATTTCTACAGGATCATAGACATATCCTAAATACGTCTCAACACCTTTCATGACATTTTCATCATCAATCTGAACAAAAGTCACTTTTAGAGAAGCGTCTTTTTTTGCCCAGTCTTCACTTTGGTGATCTTTTATCCTTATTTTCAACTCGCCACTTCCAACTCTAACTACCCTGCTTTCTTTTTCAGACCAAATAATGTATACACCCTTTACATCCCTTCCATTTTCTGTAAAAGATGGGCTATCCAAATATATGCCTGATAAATTACACCAAGCACCACCTTTGCCACATTCTTCCCACTTAACTGATATTCTCATAGCATTATAAATTCAAATTTCTAACAATTAATTATATATAGTACCAATTACTTTACGAAAATAAGCCATTCCTACTCTATTCTCTTCCGTGTTTTGAAATCAATTATGACGCACTCCTACTACCCTTTCTTTCTCCGAGACCAACCTGTTCCCGGAGTACACGATTTTCACCTTTAAGCATATTGATTTCAGCATTTAGCTCTTCAATTTTTTTTGCATCAATTGTTTCTGTGATTTCCATGCGACCAATACCACGAATCAGCCATTCAGCCGAAACGGACGGTTCTCCGTCCAATATAGCTTTTAGCAAAGAAAAACGTGGTTCTGCTCCTTTAATGCATTCATTTAATGTGGTAGGTGGAATACCTTTTTTTAAAGCATAGCTTCTTATACTCCTTTCGCCACTTTTTTCAAAAACAGCCTTAACTCTTTCATTTACAGTTTCATCCATATTGCAACTATTTAGAATTGTTTTAAATTGCAATATTCCGTTCGTTTATGCTTGTTTTTAAACGGAATACCGTCTATATTTGCACCCGTAATCAACAACCAATCGGTTGAGCAATCCTCAACGGAATAGTTAATTTACAAATGTAATAAACCTTTTTTAATATGACATACTTTAAGCATAGAATTTTGTACGAAAAAGGCGTGATACCCAAATTGGCTAAACGCTTCAATGTATCAGAGAACACGGTGCGTTATGCACTCCGCTTTGCAACTGAAGGTGAACAACCCGATTTAATTCGTAGCACAGCACTCAAAGAGTATGGATGTGCCTTATCCCAAAAGCCAGTAAGTATTAAGTAATCACTTTTAAACAATAAGTATATGGATCTGAATAAAACTTCAAAAGTCCTCTGTATGATTCTTGCAGTCTCAGGAGCATTTGCAATCTTAGGAATTGCAGGTCGGCAGGACTATAATCAAGAAGTCCTCTATACAATGCCGCAAGAAGCTTATGAGCAAATCGTGCTTACACTTGGTGATGATGCTACGGACACAGACATAGTTCGTACATATATGAATAATAAGCAATACTACGACAATCTTAGCTATTGAGATATGGAAATTCAATTTATTGATAAATCTGTGACATTTGACACGTTCATTACAAGTGTAGCGGCCAAATTAGCATCTTACATTAAAGAGGATGAGAATGATAAGCCTTTTATCTCACAAAATGAAGCCTTCAGGACATTTGGGAAAGGTAATGTCCTCCGTTGGTATAAACAAGGAAAGATCCAACCGTGCAAAAGGCCTGGGAAAATAGAATATCCTACAGCCAGACTTAGGGAACTCTCCCGAACGGTTCAAGATTACTTTGATAAATAAGGTCGAGTTTCCCGACCACCTTCTCTTTAGCTCAGTGGTAGAGCAGCGCGTTTCATTTTGTTGTTTGTCTCGTGTTTAAAGGTTAGTTGATTTTCATCGCGCAGGTCACCGGTTCGAATCCGGTAAGAGAAGCATTATTAAATGATATAGGCAGTGTGATTTGCAAGGTTTCAGTCGTGCCACCTAAAAAACTGATATACATAGCAGATGCTGAGTTGAAGGCGATAAAACTGTAGCCTAAACGCTTTATGTAGAAGTCTCAAAACGCTTCTATCATAATGAACTTGTAGAGATATATCAGAGTAGTAAGTATGACTTTTAAATCACCATTAAGTTGGTGTTCTACAATAATTTTAATTTTAGAAATAAAGAAAATCCCGTGTTCCTCGGAGCACGGGTACATGGAAAGCTGGCAGAGTGGTTTATCGCGCCTGTTTGCTAAACAGGTTAACCAAAAGGTTACAGGGGTTCGAATCCCTTGCTTTCCGCAGTCTTGTATCAATGAACGCACCACTTTCGGAAATTTGAGGTCGTTATGGGAGCGACCAATATATGAAAGAAAGTAGTAGATTGAGAGAGTATGGTAAAACCCATATAAGTCCAAAGGGTATCAATCGAGGTGGATTTCTGCAAAATCATGCAGCAGTTGACGGTGACGACATGGCGGTTCATGATGTTGGCAGTCCGGAATAGACGGACATACAGGCGGTTATGTATTTCTTGGCTGAAACTACGGTGAGGTGCACCAATATCCGTGAGGCCGGTTCGACTCCGGCACCGTCCACAAGCCTTTAGAATGGATGAAGCAAAAGTAGTGATCCCAAAACTCATTTTGTTACGGGCTGCCCGGTATTTATTCCGGCTGACACGACAGAAAGACGCCGAAAAACAACATGAGTGTCACTATGAAGTAGCTGAAGTCGTGTGTTTTGCTCCGGGGAACTGCCCCGGAGTTTTTGTAGACATTTGGACATGAATTATATAGTATTCGGTTTCAAGATCCTTTGTTAACCAAAGTGTCTGTTTATGTAGTAATATGCTCTTTCGGTCTGTGAAGATAGAAGGCAATCTTTTAATAAATTCATGATATAAATTTTAGATTTATAGCCCCGCTTTTGGTATGTGAATATCGAAGCGGTTTTTAAACAGTATTCCCTAACCAGTTTTATATATAACCTCTCCCCGCCCCGTCTATGATTCGGGTTCGTAAGTGTTGCAACTTGGCGGGGAGCAATAATCCGTGAGGACGAGTTAGTTGGTATGAAAGGTAGAAAACTCTTTGTTAGCCTAATCATTACGATTACCAAATTGCACCGGTCTTGTTCGTGAGAATAGGAACCGGTTTTATCTGAATAATTGCCATCTATATATAATCAGGAAGCCGTATATCCTACTAAGCGTAGCCGTCCCGTAAGGAACATCGGGAGCCCGAAGAAATTCGGGCTTTCTTTCTATTCAACTCACCTTATATAATTGCCAGCATTATGAAAAGAGATTCTGGAAGAAAAAACATACAAGAAGACATTGAGCGATTAACACTAATCCAAGAAAAACTTCTTTTAGCAAGGAAAGGAGATATTGTTGAATGGGACAATCTGTATTTTTTAGTTCAAGAATGGAAGGTTGAGCTAACAATCTATTATGCTAACAAATATCATAAACATCCATGAATTTAGTAATTAAAGAAACTGTCTTACAGCGCATCATGCGTAAGACAGGACGAAAGCCGTGCCAGTGCAAATGTTCACTGTGTAAAGAACAATGCCACACACCTTGTCTTGGAACACCTGAAGACATAGAAAAAATCATTGATGCCGGATACGGTGACAAGTTAGAAATCACCTATTGGGCTGTGGGTATCATTATGGGAGTTACCAAAAACGTCATTCCCATGCTACAAGCACGAGCCGGCAATGAATACTGCGTATTCTTCAATGATGGACTATGCCAACTCCATGACAAAGGCCTTAAACCTACCGAAGGTAAACTCTCTCACCATTCTACCCGAATAGATAATTTCAAAGCTTCAAAAAGTATTGCATGGAATGTCGCCAAGGAATGGATCAACCAAGAGAATGGCGAAGCAATCGAACGCATATTAACTAAGTACTTATCAAATCAATAAAATCATGAGCAACAACGATTTTAAACAGGCCATCAAGTCCTACCTTGATAAACGGGCTAAAACAGACAAATTGTTTGCTGTAGTCTATGCCAAGGCAAATAAAAATCTAACCGAATGCTGCTCCTATATTATGGGAGAAGCTAAGAAACGAGGTAATGCCGTATGTATGTCCGATGAAGAAGTATTCGGATTGGCTATCCATTATTATGATGAAGATAACATCAAGGTAAACAAGATCTCGGCTAACGTTAAAACCTCAGTTTCTACTCCAGTAGCCAAGCCAATTAAACTTACCGAAGAGGACAAAAAGAAAGCCCGTGAAGCTGCTATAAAACGTCTGACTGAAGAACAATATGCTTTACTCAGAAAAAAGTCGTCACGGGCTAAGAAAGAAGTACCCGAAGTTCAACAAATGAGTTTATTCTAATACCATGGAACCAAAGACTAAATTACAGAAACAGGTGGTAGTGCTTCATTCTAAACTTCCAGTCATTACCGATTATCAAAAGAAATGGGCCGAAAAGGTTTGTTTCACTTTGGAAGGTTTCTACAGAGCTAAAAAGATATGGTGCACCGAGTGCGGAAATGTCTTTGAAGCCAAAGAATCGTACTTATCATATTCCTTATTAGGAACGCATTGTCCATGTTGTGGTAAACACTTGAAGGTAACAAGTTGCCGGAAACTTAAATATTCACCTCAGCCTCAATATTTCACTATCATCACTACAATCCAAGGTTTCCAAGTACTAAGGCATTATGTTATTTCCAAGTCTTGTCGCGTTGGTCAACCTGCTGAATTGAAGATCAATGAAGCTGTTCAGAACTGGATATCTCCAAAAGGTATTGAAGTAATCATGTCCAGATCATCCAGCTATTGTTATGGAGCTTATGACCATTGGTGTTGGAGTTCAGACATGGAAATACGGTCAGATTGTGGCATAAAAGGTAAATACCACATTTGGGCCAGTTATATCAAAACCCTCCGTTTGCTTCCAAAACTGAAATACGCAGGAATTGATGATAATTATCATGGCATAATTCCTGATATTCTATTCAAGATGCTTCTACGATATCCATTTGTAGAAACGTTAATCAAACAGGGAGAAAAGGAATTATTGGAATATATGGAGGATAATATAACTCAGGTAGGAAAGTATTGGCCAGCGATAAAGATAGCAAAACGGCATGGTTTCAAGGTTAGCAAAAGAATTGATCTGAGAATGTATTTTGATTATCTGGAAATGTCTGACGCCATTGGAAGAGACCTCCGTTCACCTAAATATTTATGCCCCGCAAATTTAAAGAAGGCCCATGACGAGGTGATGAAGATTAAGATGAAGTTAGATGCTAAGATTGCAGCAGAAAAGAAGTTGCAACAGGCCTTAAAGGATGAGAAACTATACCAGAAGTTGAAAGGTAAGTTTCTGGATATCGCCTTTGGTGATGATCTTATACAAATCTGTGTTCTGCCCAGTGTCATGGATTTCTTGAAAGAAGGTATGGAAATGCACCATTGCGTTTTTGCTAACAAGTATTACAGAAAAGAGGATTCTTTAGTCATGTCGGCACGCATCGGTGACAAACGCATTGAAACTATAGAAATCAATCTGAGAACACTTGATATCGTACAGTCTCGCGGAGTATGTAATAATGTTACCGAATACCATGATAGGATCATCGGACTGGTGAAAAAGAACATTGGTTTAATCCGTAAAAAGATGGCATCATGATAGTACTTGGAAGTGACGGTCTGCCTGTTGGCAGAAAAAAGAGCAACTACACGAATATCAATGGGGTGCTACACAAACGCTGCACCCACTGCGGGCAATACTTCCGTCTGAGCTACTTCTATCCCCTGAAGTATCAGCGTAAAGGAGAAATACGTGAAACCTTGCAGTCTTGGTGTAAGTTCTGCATGGTAACTGAATGTTGTAAGAGAGCAAAAGAAAGAAATACAACAAAGAAATGAAGGAAAAATATTTAACAATTGAAATTCATGGCGAAATATTCGTCATGAATAATAGTAATGAATTAGGAGGGCTGATAGATAAAGATATACCGCATACGATAATTGGTCGAGTATGTACTGAAGAATGTAATACAACATGCTTACATTATCGTGCAGGTACGTGCCCCTGTAAGGCTATGAAAGATACTCATGGGAATTTAATTCATGTTTTTGTTTGATTCAAATCTAATGAGAAATGAATAAGGAACAACTAAAAAGAGGCAATGAACTTCAACAGTATATCGAAGACATTGAGGAGAAAATAGAAGCTGCAAAAGCAGGTTTGGATTATCCGGAACATGTGTCTATAAAAATCTGCTTCAATGCCTACAGTCCGTATGAATTAGATACGATAATGAAAAAAGAGACAATCCAAGCCTTCAAAGAACATTATGAAAAGTTGCTGAAAGAAGCGAAGGTGGAATTTGATAGTCTATAACCCTCAAAGCCAAATAGATATGAATAAGAATTTTATAGATGGGATTTGGTTTGCTGTACAGCACCTTGTAATAGTCAGAGATGTGCCAGCCATTGCGGCAGGAATAATTGATGAAGCCGGTCTTTCTATTGACGATTGTAAAGCTGCACAAAAGAGATCAGGCTCTTTTAATGACCAGATGCTTGAGTTTATAAAGAATGAATTATCATAATAATAAATAGATATGAACACTTTTAAAAGTAAAGCAAGATGTCCTAAATGTGGCTGTACTAATCTTATTTTGATGGAAATAAGTATTGCGTCTACAACTTTTGTTCAATCGGTTGGATATGTGGCTAAAGATTCATCCTACAATGAAGTAGGAAATATAATCAGACTTGAAGGCAAATGTAATAGATGTAATCATGGCTGGATTTTTAGAAATGCGATTCAAATAACAGACGTGTTAGAACACCCAGAGAAATTTTAATCAAAACTTGAATAGATATGAATAAACCATATAAATTAAGTAAAGATTATCGGCTTCTTAAAAAGTTGCTGGACAATGGTAATGAGATAGTGTGCTTCTTTGACGGAGAAGTTTGTATGGGAAGAGTACTTGAAGACAAGAGATATTATTTCTCTGTACGTGGACGGTGTTATAATGACTTCTCGAAAGTATGTTCACAGGCTTCTTTTTCCGAATACATGAGTCAAGACAATGTGGAATTTATCATACCAAATAACGTATAACTAATAGAGAAAGGAGGTAAACGTGACTGAAGATAAATTGAATAAAGCTGTTTCTCTTCATAATGAAAGAAATAGTCTGAAAGAAATTCTTAACAATATCGAAAAGGCAACCTATAAGCTATGCTTTATTGAAGGAAGTAAGGACAGTATGACGTGGAAAGAAAACATGTACATCAGAGATATTGAAGAGTTACATGATATATTAGACACTCATCATGCTACTATTGTAGGGCAAATAAAACTACGCATTGAATGTATTACTAACGAAATAGAATCACTTTAACGTAAAACTATAAAGATATGAAAAAAATAAAGCGTAGAGCTTTTACAGAGAAACAGCTTGATATGTTAGAACAGTATCATTACCTCTATAAAAAGCTATATCGGACTGGATTGTCCGAGGAAGAAGCGGAGTATTATGAACTTCTTGCATTAAAGATAAGAGATTTTGTAGAATTTGACTAATAACAATTTAAACATGAACGAGAAAGAAGATTTTTTCTTTATGGTATATGTAGAGGGTGAACATACTCCGGCATATAAACACAGCGATCTGACAAGCGCAGAAACAGAGGCTAAACGATTAGCAGAATCTTTGAATAGAAAGGCTTATGTTCTTTGTTCTATCAAATCTTTTGAAGTAAATAAGTTTATGGTTAGAGATTGCCGTCCAGTGTTGGGCGATGATCTTCCGTTTTAATCAAATCAAGAAATATATGAATAAAATAACAATATCAGAAACAGTGCAGCAATATATAGCAGAGCGCACAGACGTAGCAGGTGGCTACTACGAGTATATCAGCGTTATCTCTCAAAAACACGCCTTAGAAGCTGCCGAAATGGTGAAGCAGGAAACAAAAGAGAAATGTCAAATAGCCTTCCGTAACTTTATGCTTAGAACAACACTTGCGAATATTTCCGGTGAATCACTTGACTTTGAAAAAGAGTTTGCAGAAACCATGAGTAAAATTTGAGTAAAACTAACAAGAAATGAGCCTTGGGAGGGCTTTATAAAACCCACATAAATTATGAAAAAGTATATTGGAACAAAACTAGTTCAAGCCACACCTGCAATTCGCAAGGATGGTAAAGTGTATCTTCCTACTGATGCTATTCCAAAAACAATGGAGGCAGGGGAAGAAGGTTACAAAGTGGTATACGAAGACGGCTACGAGAGTTGGTCGCCTAAAGATGTGTTTGAAAAGGCATATAAGGTAGCTGATACACCTCTTGACCGTTTGCTTATCGAATATAATGAATTGATGGATAAACATAATAAGTTAGTCCTATTCCTTGGAAGAAAAGATGCTGTTGAAATTGCTGGTAAAAACCAGGTTGCTTTAATGGAGGTTCAAAAAGTGCAGATGCATGACTACCTGCTTACTCTGAAAGAACGCATTGACTTAATGAAGAAATAAACATTGCCATACGGGGGTTGAACGTCCCCCGTATGGCTCAATACTATAAAAGTATGAACATAAAGCTAAAATGGGAGTATGTGCAGAGAGAATGCGATACTAAGACAATGAAATTAGTATGCATCCCGGCAAGAGGTGAGCGTGCTTTTGGACCGGATGAAGTGGACGCTGATTTATGTATTAAGGATGGTATGAATTTTTGCATAGCGAATATCCATCTGGGAGATACAGAAAGTTCTAACGCTCTTTGCAAAGAGATATGTAGAAGGTTTAATGAGTTTCCGGAAGATAAAAAAAAATAGAAAAATGAATGAAAGCAAAACAATTTACAATGCCTTCTTTGGCCACTATATAGGCAAAAAGGTGTCACTGACAGATGATGGATATTATCAGTGTGGGGATTATATAAATGGTCGTTTCTACATAGGAGTATTGAGACATGTAACCTATAGCGAGAGAGGAATAGTTCTTCATCTTGATAATAATGAGATAACTGTATCAAGCACAACAAAAATAAGGATAATTGAATAATTCAACCCCCACAGGAATGAAATTAACTGAAATTCCAATAGGCACAACCGTTACTGTGCGTCATCGTTACCTCGTGTCAGAATCCGGGTATTGGTCTTGGGAGTATGAAATTATAACCGGAGTAATACGGAAACACAATTCATACTCCATACTCATCCAATCAGGCACGAGGTTAGTCTTCTGCGATGAAAACAAAGATGAATTAGTTAACTAAAAAACAGAAAATTATGGAACTTGATAACTATGAGAGTCTTCCAGTGGAAGCACAAAAACTCCAGATGGTGCAAGTGGACGCAATAGAGAGAGCAAACATAGACTCACAAATATCTACTGCCAAACAATATCCAAGAGATATAAGACGAAGCATCGATAATTCGATAGTTATTGCTACCATGAACGAAGAAACTGCCCAGTCATGCGGATATGCATTGCCACGTGGTGAGAAGATAATCACTGGTCCATCAGTGCATCTTGCCAAAATAATGGTATCTAATTGGGGAAACATAAGAACTGAAGCTAAGGTCGTTCAAATTACTGATAAACACGTTATCAGTCGAGGTACATGCTGGGATTTAGAGACCAATGTAGCATCCGCTTTCGAAGTTCGTAGGAATATAATAGATAGCAAAGGCAGACGATTCTCCGATGACATGATTACGGTTACAGGCAATGCAGCAAACTCTATAGCCTACCGTAATTCCGTTTTTGCTGTTATACCACAAGCCATTACTAACCGGGTGTATGAGGCAGCTCAAAGATTGATAACAGGAGACTTGTCGGATGCAGATAAAATACTCAAAAAAAGGACATTAATTATCAATAGTTTCAAGAATGATTATGCAATAACCGAAGAAGAAGTCTTGAAATTATGCGGAAGACAGACTGTCAATCAGATTAATATAAATGAAATATCCACCTTGATAGGAATACTTCAATCTTTAAAGGATGGTGATACTTCTGTAGACTATTTAATGAAGCCTATTCGTGGAGTAAAGGAAGAGATAGCTACCAAGAAAAAAGAAATGAAGAAAAAGAAACCTACAAAATTATTATAGTAATGAATAAGTATTCAGCGTTTACCCAAGAACAAGTAGAGGAACTTTTTTCTAACTTTCTGATTGATTCCTGGAGCTACAGCAAAGTTACAACTTTTGCCCGTAACGAAAAAGAATTCGAAAAGACGGAAATTTATCACGAACATTCAAAGCGTTCTGCGAGTTCGATAGCGGGTAATGCATATCATACAGCACTGGAGTTATTCTTCAAGAACCTTCGTACTGGGCTTAAGACCTCTATTGTAGACATGGAAGAAATAGCCTTTGCTTACATAGAAGAGGTTCCGGCCAATTCATGGAAACTCTTAAGTACAACTCCAACCATCGAAAAATGTAAGATCAAAGCCACAAAAGCTGTAACAAATTTAATACGAAACTTCTTTGAAGAGCAATCTCTATATACTTCTGATATAGAGGAAATCTTAGGTGTAGAGTTGCGGTGTGATGAATGGCTAATCATTAATGGAGTGGACATCCCACTCCCATGCCATGCCAACATTGATCTTGTTGTTAAACTGAAAGACGGAAAAGTAGTCATCATCGACCATAAAAGCAAATCAAAGTACACAAATGATGATGAACTGGTTTTTGTCTGCGGAAAACAAGCGATCACTTACATTAAATGCTATGAATCTCAAACAGGGAAACATATAGATGAAGTATGGTTCGTGGAAAATAAAGAATCGAAAAATCAAGATAATTCGCCACAGTTAAAGAAATTCAAGATTGTCTTAACTGATGATACGAGAAGACTTTATGAATCAATCTTGTACGAACCATTAAAAAGAATGATTGAAGCGGTTTCTGATCCGGATTATGTCTATATGATTAATGATAATGATAATTTCATTGATAAAGCCGAATTATACAACTTCTGGGCTAAAACAATGATAGCCGAAGTAGATGATTTCGATATACCGGAAAACAAAAGAGAATTGATTACCAGAAGACAGAGAAAAATTAGAGATGCTTCACTTGCTTCTATTAATCCCAAAACAATCACTTCTTTCCGAGAAAAAGCAGCCACTTTTATTACTTATGATTTATCCGATAAAAATATGACAAATTCAGAGAAGATCGAACATGTATTACGTTCATTCGGTTTATCCGTGCGAGTAGCGCACGAAATCAGCGGATATTCTTCTAATACTTATCTACTTGAGATATCAGCTGGAGTTAAAATAGCTAATGTAATGAAGTACGGGCTTGATATGGCCAATGCTCTAAATGTATCATCAGTCCGAATAGGTAAAGAGTTGATGGTGTATGAAGATAAATCATACCTATTTATTGAAACACCCAAGAAACGGACAGAAACCCTATTTTGGAACCCCAAACATTTGAATGGTGAGAAAATGCCTATTGGCATTGATAACTTTGGTCGAACGATATACTGGGATCTTAATAATCATTCAACTCCGCATATGTTGATTTGCGGTGCAACTGGTTCAGGTAAATCAGTATCAATCATATCCACTATCGAGTATGCTAAATTATCCGGAATTAAAGACATCACTATTTTCGATCCGAAGTATGAGTTCTGCTCATACGCAGACAATGGTATCCATGTATATAACGAGATAGAAGAAATTGAAGAGCAGATGCAATTACTCGTTAAGGAGATGCAAAGAAGAGCTAAAAGCAGAGAGGCCTGTTCCAAGAAGCTAATCATTTTCGATGAATTTGCAGATGCAGTTTCCGCCTCCCGTTCAGGAGCAGCACTTAAAATAAAAGTAGGCAATCAAATTATCATGCAAAAGTCACTTGAAGAAAACCTCAAAATTCTTCTTCAAAAAGGCCGGTCATTAGGTTTCCGGATAGTAGCTGCCACGCAAAGAGCATCAGTAAATGTAATCACTGGTGATGCAAAAGTAAACTTCCCGGTACAAATATGCTTTCGAGTTCCCAAAGAAATTGACTCAAAAGTCGTAATTGATGAAGCCGGAGCAGAAACACTCTCAGGAATGGGCGACGGATTAATGAAGTCACCTGAATATATGAATGTAGTAAGGTTCCAAGGGTTCTATAAAAAATAGTCTCATGGAAATATCCAAGACTGACGTACAAAACCTTATCCGTATCCTCAATAAAAGTGCTGAATTAATTGATCAGTACTGTAGGAAACCTTGTGAGCTTGACAAAGCGCGTCAGCTTCGCCGGATAAGCAAGAAGTTAATCAAGAAAATTAGCACACAATATCACATGCTATGAGTTTCAATTTTGAAAATCATAGTCAAGCTTAATTACATAAAACTAACAATCAAAACTTTTAAAATTATAGGAGGATTAAAAATGGAAAGTAATATTAGTAGAGACCATATCGCATTGGAAGCAATGAAGTGCATAATGCAGACTGCAAGACGTAGACGGACTATCTGGAACAGAATACTCACCCAATTCTTTCCTAATAAAGAAAAATCCGATTTGAACTACAGTTTTGAGAGACAGGCAAAAGCAGCCTATGAAATAGCTGATGCAATGATTAAGGAACGGAACAAAAATAAGGGGGAATAATATGGCAATGCATACATGGTTTGAGTGCAAGATCCGTTACGAAAAAGTGATGGAGAACGGCATGAACAAGAAGGTTACGGAGCCCTATCTTGTAGATGCTCTTAGCTTCACAGAAGCCGAAGCACGTATAATAGAAGAGATGACTCCCTTTATTTCTGGTGAGTTTACTGTCTCTGACATCAAACGGGCCAACTATAGTGAATTATTCCCCAGCGAAGAAGAGGCTGCCGACCGTTGGTTCAAGTGTAAACTGGTTTACATTACTCTGGATGAAAAAAGTGGTGCCGAAAAGAGAACATCTACTATGGTGTTAGTGCAAGCTGCCGATCTACGTGACGCTGTTAAGAAGCTGGATGAAGGTATGAAAGGTACAATGGCAGATTATATAATCGCGTCAGTATCTGAGACACCTCTTATGGATGTTTACCCGTATTCAGAGCGTGCAGATCACATCGACAGTATAGATGAAGCTGCAAATTCTCCTGTTGTAAGTCATTTCATCACCTCTTTACCTGATAACTGCAGGACTTCAATCATAGTAGCCGGCAAGGCTGTTATCATTGATAAAACTGGGCGTAATACCCGTGTTATCCCTGACAATTCGGAAGAGATCTCCAAAGGAAAGAAAAAAACAGGTGCTAAAGGATCAGCTAAGGTTAAAGAGAAATAACTATGACCTATGATGAGTTTTTAGAGCAGGAACGTAACCGGCCATCTCGTAAGAAATCAGATGATCTTGAGCATCAAATTCAATGTGCCTGTATTGACTGGTTTCGTTTGGCCTACCCTAAGCTACAAAGTCTTCTTTTTGCTGTTCCTAATGGTGGCAGACGTGATAAGGTGACTGGTGCTAAACTGAAAGCTGAAGGTGCTCTTGCAGGTGTTGCAGATTTAATACTGCTTATTCCCAAGAATGGCTATGCATCACTTTGTATCGAGATGAAAACACCTGATGGTATTCATCGTGATTCTCAGAAACTCTGGCAGAAAGAAGTTGAAGCGGTAGGAAACAAGTATGTTATCTGCCGCTCTCTTGAAGACTTCATACGTGAAATACAAGAGTATTTGAATAACATATAATCAATGGATAAACAAAAGGCAATACGTTGTATTGATTGCCGCAAGAGGCGATTAATGCAATGGGAAAATGACCCTATAATCTCAGAATGTAAACGGTCTGGACGACGATTAGTAGCAGACTCGAAAAGATTCTGCATTCACTTTGAACTAACCAGGTGTCCGCCAATAATTGAGCATTTTAAAAACTACACAGATGGCTAATTCAACTGGTCTCGACTATTTTTCATTTAACGTTGATTTCTTCGACGATGATAAATTAGCACTAATAGAAGGGGAATTTGGTATAAAAGGGGCCTATATCGCAATTCGCTTGCTCTGCAAAATATATAAAGAAGGCTATTACTACCAATGGGGTGATGACGAGTGTTTGCTTTTCTCGCGGAAAGTGGGTGCCGGCATTGCTTCGGACTTGGTGAAAGAAGTTGTAAAGGGGTTGGTCAAACGTTCCTTTTTCGATAAAGGGGTTTTTGAAAGGTTCCAGATATTAACTTCTCGTGGTATCCAAAACCGCTACTTTGAAGCAGTCAAGCGCCGCCAATGCGTTGAAGCCCGGCGTGAACTTTTGCTTATCGATGTTTCGAAATTCTCTAATGTGCACATTTTAGAGGAAAATGTATACATTGATACGACAAATGCAGACATTGCACCACAAAGTATACTAAAAGAAAGTATACTAAAAGAAACTCCTCCTCAAACTCCCCCTCACGGGGGCGCTTCGTCGATTGGAGGAGGAAGAACAACTTCGTCTCCTACTTCAGAAAAGTACTTTGATATAAAGTCAGCATTGCGAGGAAAGCCTGGCGTAAATGAGAATGATGTATGGGAAGCTATGCGCCTAACCGAAAACGGGAAAGAATCATCTATTGGTTTGAGTCTCGTCAAGCAATGGTTAGAAAATCCTTCCATGTGTAAGTTCTATGAAATCCTACAGAAGTTACAAGGAATGGAACGAACAGGGAAAATCAAAGTAATGTCCCACGAAAACTATTTCATTTATGTTTTCTTGCTGGTAAACCTCACACAATCTGACGCTGATTCAATACGCTTGTATATCAAGGACCCCAGATTATTCGAAGAGTGCAAAAAATTAATTGCTGAAATCAAAAAAGGTCGTATCAATCAACCGGGTAAATTCTTGCTTAAAAAGCTGAGAGAGTGCCAAGAAGTTATCAACAAACAAAATCTCAAATTAAAATGAACATCGGGATACTAGCAGTAGATAGCAATTACCCTAATCTTGCCCTGATGAAGATAAGTGGTTATCATAAACTAAAAGGAAATCAGGTTGAGTGGTATAATCCATTCAATCATTATGATAAGGTGTATATGGCTAAAATTTTTAGCTTTACGGAAGATTATCAACAGTGGATTACCAACGCTGATCATATTGAAAAAGGAGGTACCGGCTATGATATTTCAAAAGTTCTCCCAAGCGATATAGATTGCATGGTTCCCGATTATTCACTCTATAACCTTGATGATAAAACAGCCTATGGTTTTCTAACCCGTGGTTGCCCAAACAAATGTAAATGGTGTATAGTTCCTCAGAAAGAAGGCAAGATCGCTCCTTATATGGATATCGAAGAAATTGCAGTTAATAATCGGAAAAATATAATCCTGATGGACAACAATGTGCTTGCTTCCAAATATGGATTACAACAGATAGAAAAGATTATCAGATTAAAACTTCGAGTGGACTTTAACCAAGGTTTGGATGCCCGTCTTGTAACAGACGAAGTGGCCCGACTTCTTGCAAAGGTCAAATGGATAAAACGTATTCGCTTTGGTTGTGACACTCCTGGACAGATAGCAGAATGCGAACGTGCAACAGCCTTGATTGATAAATATGGATACAAAGGAGAATACTTCTTCTACTGCATCCTCTTGAATGATTTCAAAGAATCATTTGAGCGTATAAATCATTGGCGAAATAAGGGCAGTCGCTTTCTTCTTCACGCCCAGCCTTACAGAGACTTTAACAACCCTCGCCAAATAGTCCCTCAATGGCAGAATGACTTGGCTGGATGGGCTGACAAAAAGCAAGTTTTCAGAAGTTGTGAGTTCAGAGATTTTATGCCACGCAAAGGGTTTAGGTGTGGTGAGTACTTTTAATAAAAACAAAAAAGAAATCATGAAAGCAATAACAATCAAACAGCCGTGGGCATCTCTCATAGTCCACGGCATTAAAGACATTGAAAACCGCACTTGGCCATGTCCAAGGAAGTATATCGGGCAACGAGTTTTTATTCATGCTGCCGGTTCTCATGGTAGAAAGTTTAGCATTGATTTAACGGATGCACAGACGAAAGCTGCATTTGCAACGATAGCCATAGAAACTATGTTTGGAAATATGCCTTTTGGCTCTATCATCGGCAGCGTAGAGATAGTAGATTGTTCTATTAATCATCCTTCTATCTGGGCAGAGAAAGGAATCTATAACTGGATACTGGCTAATCCCATCCTGTTTAATAAGCCCATCGAGAACGTGAAAGGAAAGCTTTCTTTCTGGGAGTATCCAGGTATCAATGAGGTTAAGATTGAATGTCCGGAATGTGGCAGCATAGAGATAGCTATTGAGGACTACACTACGGCTCCATTCCCTTCATTCCTGCATAGATGTAACAAGTGTGGATACGTGATTATGGAAAGTGAGTGGAATGTAATAGAAAAATAGAAGAACTAAATGAATCTGCAATCTAAAATAGATTACTCCATCGCCTTACTTCAGAAGTGTGAGGCGATGGCTTTAGACTACGATCCAGAGAACGGCTTTTATCTTGCATTCTCCGGTGGAAAAGATAGTCAAGTCCTGTACCATCTTGCAAAGATGACAGGTGTGAGGTTTAAGGCTCATATGAACTTAACTTCCGTCGATCCTCCGGATGTTATTCGCTTTGTGAAGCAGTACTATCCAGATGTTGAATTAATAAAGCCCAAAATGAGTATTTATGATATAGCTTTAAAAAAGCACATAATTCCAACAAGAACAATGCGTTGGTGTTGTGCTGAATTTAAAGAAATGTCTGGAGCAGGTAAGGTTACCTTGATAGGTATTCGCAAGGCAGAAAGTGTAAGACGTTCCAAGCGTGAAGAGATTGAAATAAGCAACCATAAATTCAGCGGGAACTTCGACCAATTTTCTGAGCATAAAGAAAAGATGGTTACATGCGTCAATGGAAAAGATAAAATTCTTGTCTCGCCTATTCTTTACTGGACTGAGCGTGAAGTTTGGCGATTTCTTAACTCGAATAATATACCACACTGCAAATTATATGATGAAGGATATAAACGTATTGGATGTATTCTTTGTCCAATGTCTAACTATAAGCAGAAGCTAAAAGATTCTCAGCGTTTTCCTCATGTCCGTAGGAAGTGGATACAGACTATTCAAAAACTGATTGATGCAGGGTATATCACCCGCAACTTCACCGATGCAGAGTTCGGCTTCAACTGGTGGATCAGTGATAAAGGATTCGATCAATATTATGCAGACGAAGTGCTGCAACAAAAAATAGAGTTTAACATATGACTAAAGAAGAACTAATAAGACTTGTAGATAGCTTTATTAATGAACACGGACTATGGTATGAATTTAAAGAATGGATGGAAAATCAAGGGTATTCTATATCAGAAATTGGATTCCCTAACGATGAAGAATAACTCAAAATTACTAAATCAGATATGAGTGGAAAAGATGTACTAAGACTATTGCTTATCAGCTACGGTTTTTGCCGTAACATTGAGATAAGCACTTATATGGGTGATGGAGGATGGATTGGTTACGAAGTATCTGCCAATAATGATGATGGGATTGAATACTACGCAGTAGATTGTGAAGGTTTACTTTTTCATATATACGAGATACAGAAATTCATGAAAGATGAAAATATTACTCCTCGTATAATGACAGGTAACTTTAGCAACAAACATCTTCTTTCAGATGAGCATTTGAATAATATATTGTCTATTCCTTCTAATAAAGATTACTGTAAAACGAATCCTTATTAGAAGGGGTAAAACTAAGTAGAAACGAGGCAAGTTTGTAAGGCTTGCCTCATAAAAAATGGCGGTTTATGCCTTTAGATACTATCTGATAGTGTAAATATCAGCTATAGTCTAAAAGAACTAACTTGGAGTTAATATAAAGTATCCTGTCACGACTAAGCAGTAGATAATGCTTATAATACTTACGACTGCAAGAATGAAACACAATGTGTCTAACATAAACAGCCCAACCTGTTGCCATTTAGATTGAGCATTTTTACGCCCAATCTAATTCTTAGAAAAATATTTCATTTTCATATTAATTAAATTGTTGGCTAATTTTTAGTGTCCATAGCCAAATAAGGACAGAGCAAAAATAAGAATAATTAATGATAAAATTATAGTTATGGCAAAAATTCATGTAGCAAGTAGCTGGAGAAACTCATATCAGCTAGACGTTGTGTCGTTTCTCAGAAATGAAGGTCATGAAGTATATGATTTTAAAAATCCCCCTCATGGCAATGGTGGTTTCCAATGGTCTGATATAGATCCTAATTGGCAGTACTGGACAACAGCGCAATATAGAGAAGCCCTCAATCATCCGATTGCACAAAAAGGATTTGATTCAGATTTCAATGGTATGCAGTGGGCGGATGTTTGCGTTATGGTTCTCCCTTGTGGTCGGTCGGCTAACACAGAAGCCGGATGGATGAAGGGTGCAGGTAAAAGAGTGATGGTTTACTCCCCGAAAAAGGAAGAACCTGAACTTATGTATAAGATATACGACTTCATAAGTGACAGTATGTTCAGAATCAATGATGAGATAAATAGAGTATAACATAAAAGAAAGATGTAATTCTGTACTCTTTTTTTATAAAATCTGAAATAAGCAAATGTGGGATTCAGAATTGTATCCCACATTTGCCGTTTACCCTATTATTTGGGGTAGTACTATTCCTGTATAGAGTCTATTCAATCTTCTATGGATCCATACGGCTGTGGTAGAGGTCTTGCATTCACTTTAGGTAGTACTGCTGTTATTTTTTCATTGATGTCAACAGCTATTTGTTCACTATCTTTCTTTGGAAGAGTCTCAATTTTCTGTCCACGTGATGATTGAGGCTTTGTCCATATAAGGTTTCCATATTTATCGTAGCAAGCTTTGCAGTGCACAAAAATCCATTCATTGCCAGAACTATCTATAACTGGAATGTCTGGGTTAATAATTTTACCAGAGTCTTTTTGTAACATTTCGATAAAGGTTGTTTCAGGTTTTAATAGCCTTTCGTTTTCTTCAAGTATTTTCTTCATTTGATATGATGTTATATCAAATTTAGTACATACATCTTTAACGCTGTTAAATACTTCTATATGTCCGTCAGATTCTCTTCTACCGATCAATTTATGTTCCTTAGCTTCTTTCATTTTTTCAGGGTTTATATCTGGTTTCGTTGCCCATTCTAAGTTTTCTACATTATTATCTTCTCGTTTTCCATTAATATGCCTAACTACAGTTCTTTCTTTGTCATTAGGGATAAAAGCAACTGCAACAAGTTTATGGATGCTTTTTTGTGATGGGTATCCATTCAGACTTAGTTTTACTTGCAGGTACCCGTTGGTATCAGGAGATGATTTTAGAGAACGAGTACCTTGGTTTGATACTCTTCTAACATTTCCCTTATTCGAAATTTGATATAGGCCGTTATATCCGTCTATATCTTTCCATATTTCTTCTTTCATTTTTTTTATATTTAGTCTATTACTGTCTATTTTTTTATGTTTATATATTGAACTCAGTAATAGGTTGTTTAATGAAAGACAAATTTATCATATTTACATATAAGCCACAAGGAGTTATCGTATTTTATTAACTTTACATGAAAATATTGTTTTAAATAAGTATCCGATGAGTAAGAGGTTCACCTAATCATAATAAAAAAAAGAATAAAGAAGAAGCTATACAGGCTATGAAAGAAAGGAAGAAAGTAACTCATCGACATTTTGCTCCAGAGAGTGGATGACAATGCGAATGGGAATGATGATGCTCGAAGATGGGTTAGTTTGTATTCCGAAAGGGTTCTGGCAATGGAAAACTGACCCTGTGTGGGATAAGGGTTGTCTGAAGAATAACGAAAAAGATATGTACCAAAATAATATAAAGACTCCCATGACTGAGAGTCTTTATATTATGCTAAATCTTCTATTACTGAAGGGTGTATGAAATGTTCGCCTGATAAGGAAATCAGTTTAGCTTCTTTTTTCTGAATTTCAGCAAATGCCTTACAGATATCTTCCGGTGTACCTAATCGGTCAAGCCTTTGGACAACTAAATGATCCCCGGTTCCTAACTGTGCTATGATCTTAGACAATTCCGGTTTCTCAGAACCGCACCCAGCATTTTCGCTAATGATTTGCTCACAGCCATATTCGGCCAATTCTTCAGATTGGCTTTGAAATGACTGTACTTTTGCGGATAAACGTGCGTAACCTATTTTCATAATGTCTTATTTATATCGCAAAGATAGAAAAATTATCTGTGATCCTTAATCTCTTCAATTTTATCAAATAAGAAATTAAACTCATCGGTTTTCTTTTTAGGAACTGAGTATCTGTCTTGGTATTTCCAGATACGATGTTGAAGTCTTTCTATCTCCATGTTTTTATCATCTATAATTAAAGATAGATAAACGATTATAAACATCATTGCTAAGATAATCATAGCCAGGATAAATTCTATCCAGTTTGCTTTTTCTGTTGTGTAGTTCATAGGTATAGATTTTACAATATATATTGTGGGTAGTAGTTTCTCATTTTACAGTGCATGGACTTTAAATGAATATGTCCACTGTTATGTGCTAATGATATCTGGTGCAATGGCAGGTTGAAGAGTAGCAACCTTACTATTTTAAGTACCCCGTCCTTTACTTCCCTTTTACAACTTGAAGTCAGTGTATCGAGTGCTTCTCGATCTTGTGTCTTCACTACATATATGGTGAAAGTCTTTCCCCTTTGAATGAGTAAGATTAATTTGTACCATCGGCTGTTTGGGCTTATGAGTACTTTGTAGTATTTGACTACGATGAGTGTTTGTTGCATATGAAACGCACCTAAAAGCTTATTCACCCCTTGAGGCCTGCAACAGCCCGGATATGTAAATAAACTGAATAGGTGCGCCATATCGCAAGCTCATTTGAACATACGAGACACCATTCAGTTTTAGACATATCCGTTAAAGTTGCAGTTTCAAGGGGTGCCAAAACCAAATTACTAAAAATGTGCTTCTATTTGAGGCACGGTGCAAATATAGTAAAAAGATCAATAGAATAATACTTACTCTTAAGAATCATCATCAGAATACATCTAAAGTTGTAAATCATCAACTACATATTCATTTGAACTATATAACTTTACAAAAAAAATGGAAACTATAAAAATCCCCTTTACCGGCATTAATCGAAGTATTGATGAAGGTATATCAACTGACGGGCAGTGCATGGAACTTATCAATGCACGAATCAAAAACTGTTCAGTAGAACCAATAGGAAAGCCTGTTTTTATCCATGAGCTTGCAAATGCAGAAAAGGTATTCTACCACATACTTGCTAAGAAAATACTTGTGCTGAATAAAGATGGAAGAGTAGAAGTTCTCAATGAAGATTATTCACACTTTGAATGGTTATCATCCGATCTAACCGGGAGAGTCAATGATATTGCCTTTCTGGGAAATATTGCATGCTGTATAACAGATACTCAGATACTATACGAGATATTTGAGAACAACGTTGATGGATACAAATACGTTGGTTCCATCCCTGAAGTACCTCAAATTAAAATCTTGCAAATGGCTAAGGCCACAAGTATCTGTCCAGATTCTAAATTTCTTGGTGGTAGAAAATCTGATGGATTCACCAGCGAAGAATTTATGCGTACTGCTGATTATAATGCTGTTGGATATTTAGACAATTGCATTGATACACTAAACAAAGAAGGATATATTGTTGGTCCTTGCCTTCTTAAATATGCGTTTAGAACTTCTTCAGGAGAATATATAAAGGAGTCTCCCATCTTCCTGGTAGAGCACGGAAACCAGATAGATTACACCTTTGACTTTAAAGGAGGGGGTAGAGACTCATATAGTAAAAAAGTATCATTTTGCCAAATAAATCCTTTCTTCTATTATGATAACGAGCCTAATAACGCCACATTAAAGGATTACACTTATGAATTTGGCGCAATGGGCACCAAAATAGACTTCTCTTTCGATGATTTTGATTTATCTTATCTAACCCCTCTTATAGTTTCCATTGATGTGTTTATTTCTCCAATAGACTGGTTCGAAAAAAAAGAGAGTAAATACGGAAGCATAACCTACAATCAATATCAAAGAACCGACAACGAAACAGAACAGATCCTGAAAGCCTATCGTTTTTATAAAGTTGCTGAATTTTCATTGAAAGGTAAACAGACCTGGAGACTTGATGAATGGTCAAAAGACAATATCTCTATTCAGGAGCAATTGATAACATCTGAAACAAAGCACTCTTTTTCCGCCCAAACAAGCTATGTTTATAATTCAAGATTGCATTTGGCGAACATCAACTACTCCTATTTTAAAGGATATATGTATGGATATGAGAGCCAGACGCAAGAATCGAATACAGAATATACTCTAACTATTTGTACTACCATCAGCACAGAACAAGGGGAAACTATTGTAAAAAACACGATATCATCTAAACAGTTGATAATTCCCTTTCTTACATACCCTGATTCAAGGGCACATACTATGAGCCTATTTATTACACCTAAATCAGGTAGCGGAGTGCCAGGGGAAACTCTCAAAAAAGTATTTCCACTCCAAAAGCACCCCTATCTCAATATCGCCTACTATTGCCAGCCAGCTCAAAGATGGGGAAAAATACCTGGTGATAGAAGTAGTTATGGTTTAGTGCTTTCTTCTTATTACATATCTATTGACCAAAACCTCGAATCTGATATACCCGCAGAAGAGAGCACAAATTACACAGCGCGTAACGTACTCAAAGTATCAGCCTTAAATAGCCCAATGGTATTTCCAGCATCACAGACATATCAGCCAACAAATACTGAAATTGTCGGGCTATGTTCCAATACCACAGCTTTATCACAAGGGCAATTCGGACAACACCCATTGTATGTATTTGCCACAGATGGAGTATATGCAATGTCAGTAGGAACAGGCAGTGTAGTCTATTCAACGCAAACGCCAATAACACGCGACGTCTGTATAAATCCCAAATCTATTAAAGGCATAGATCAAGCCGTTATCTTTGCCTCCAAACGTGGGCTTATGATGATAGCAGGCAATGCTGCAAAATCAATATCTGATGATATGATTGGATATCTCCCATCTTGTGTTATTTCTTCCCCTATCATTTCTAAGATAGCAGCTATAGGATCATTTACTTTATCATTAGTAGAGTTTACTCAATATCTTGAAAAAGCAGAAGTAGGTTACAACTATCCGGAGAATGAGCTAATCATAGCAAATAAGAACTATCCTTATGCCTACTTATTTAATATGGAGTCAAGAACATGGTCTAAGATATCTTGTTGTATTAAGAACTTCACCAATAAATATCCCGAATGCTATGCTTTGATAGATAGTGAATCAGTAACTCCTGGTGTTTACGATATGCAAAATAGTCATAGAAGTATATCAAATATACTCTTATTGACTAAACCTATAAAGATGGGGAGCAATGCTCACAAACGCATTATACAGACCGCGTTAAGAGGAATGATTAAGGGCGCAATGTCAGACTTGTATTTACGTGGTGAACCAGTAATGTTTAGAGGTGAAAGTCTGAATATATTCTCTAATGTTGGACTGTACATTTTAGGTTCCAATGATGCTGAACACTTCACTCTTATTTCCGGTAAAGAAAGTATTGCTGATATACGCGATCTAGTTACCAATATGAATAAATCCAAAGCATTCAAATTCTTTATTGTTGCCTTGGCTGGCGGTGTCAGAACCGACGTGTCATTAAACTACATGGAATTTGTTGCATCCGAAGCCTTCGAGAATAGACTAAGATAAAAAAAGGAGAGGTATCCCCTCTCCTATCCATTTATACTCCACCCAAATCAGTTGCTCGTCTCCTGACTATTCCACTTATCATTCCGATAAACTTCACCACATCCCACATTAAATTTTCATTCCTCTGTTCTGGAACTGGAGCAAGTTCCGGCTTCACAGTCAAAAGCCATTCATAATGTACGTAATTAACAATGTAATCCCAAATAGCCTTCTTCAATAACTCCATGATCTTATCAGCATGTGGAGGAATCCTTTCATAAGGTATCAAACTAATGCTAATATTCTCACCATCAATCTGCCATTCAAAACATTTTACCCGCTTAATAAGACGGCCATTAATATTATTTAAGGCTGTTTCCACAGGTGAGCGAAGCATATCATAATCATCTGAAGAAGTTTGGATGCTGGAAAAATCAGCATCCTTTTTCTTCAAAGATTCTCCCTGATAGTAAGTTCGAACATCTATTTCAGAGAAAATACTACTTAGCTTTATCTCTATGGCCAGTAAATTCATTAGGTAGTTGGTGCTGCTGACGTTGTACGTTTCGGCTTATCTCTTTGGGCACCGAGAAGTCTCAATTCCTCCTCAATTTCAACCAACCTTTGTTCAAAACGCGTAGCTTCATCTGGCTTTATAAGATTAAGCCACTTGGCCAAGGTATAATAAGAGAGGTAACTCAGCATATTATCCTTAATCGTTTCTTTCTGACTTTCCATAAAGTTTGAAACAGCATTCGTTGTAAAGCTGATCTTAGTTTTGTTTTCATCCCATGAATAAGATGTCTTTCCAATAACCCGGCTCAGAATATTTCCAAGCTTCGTTCCGCCCTCCTGGGCCAAATCCTTCAACACAGTGTCATCGTCGTCATTAGCTTGAAGCTTTGCAGCTAATTCCGTTAGTTTCGGATCACTTTTAAGGGCTTCTCCCAAATAATAAGAGTGTTCCTTCATTTGTTCAAACAGACTTTTTACAGTCAATTCAAGATTGATAACCTTACTTCCTTCCATAATAAATTATTTAGTTATTAATTGCAACTAATTCCGTTTGGGCCTTTCTCGCTCCAAAAGGTATTTCTTTATAGCAATAGCCTGCTCGTCACATACTGTTCCGTAATAAGTTACTTCCTCTTTCTTCGACAAGTTAAACCACTGCATACAGATGTAGTTTGAAACATATTGTTTCAAAGACTTCTCCAAAGCTTTTCTTACAGCTATCTTCCAACTGGAGGGTAAATCAAAGCAGAAGGTAGAGCTATTCTCTGTTTCATTAGATAAATACCCATATCTGGATACAATATCAGCAATGCTACTCACGGCTTCTCCAAAGTAGCTGTCCAGGATATTTAAATCATCTTCCGTAGAAGATATTTTCTCTATATCCATATTCTTAGCACCGGTGTATCCAGTTATTTTGTATACTTCCGGCATTATTTCAGCTTTATTTAAAGTTACTTCTATATTCATATCACAAATATATGATGATGAGAATTATTCAAGTTGTTATTTTACAACTATTTCCGCGCTTCTTTAATTTATAAATAGCCCATCCAACGCCACTTATAACAACTAAAGTAATTAAGGCCCAAATCATATTACTTATTTGCTTGGGTAATGTCGTTTCATCTTTCTGTTTCTCCTGTTCCTGCCTTACATTTTCCTGGCTTTGAGAAGACGATGAACTATCAGACTTCAACATTACACTGTCTGCAGCTGTTATATTTGTATCCTGTTTAATCTCATTGTTTTCTTCGGTATTCCCCTCAGCCAGCAACGGATGCTTACCTGTATCCGGATTAATAGGTTTAGTAGTATCATACAATTGCCAATTCATTTTTCGATTGGTAGTACTATGTAAGAAGCTGGATATATCTTGCATAGAAGTAAAGCCAAAATCTCTAATCTGCCTGATACTATCCACTTTTAGGGTAGATGTCTCCTGCTTCATGGTAGACTTATAACTTCCACACGAATATAGCGACATCAGAACTCCCATCACTATCAATGCCAAGAAAGCTATATCTGTCAACCGACACATTTCTTTCAAATTACACTCTTTCATAATCCCAAGTATTTAATGATTCCTTCAATATGAATCCGTGCAACAGCATCCTTACCCTCCCGAGATAAAAGATAGTCTACATCTTCCTTATTATCCTGAAAGAAGTTCTCCGACAGAATGGCCGGGCAATTAGTATCCCGGCAAATTGCAAGGTTCTGTTGCCAGTATAATTGGTCAGGCATTGGCTTACGTACGGGAACCGGAATACATTCGGCTACTTGCCCCAGGCATTCAGCCATTTTTTTACTATTACTTGAAGCGTTATTCGATACATACACACTCCACCCCTTTGCGTTCATCCAATTAGCACCGGAACCGGCCGCATTGCAATGGATAGAAACAAGTATAGCTTTTTTTCCTGTCTCTTTATAGATGTCATTCGCCCGCCTGCATCGCTCAGACAAAGGAACATCCGTATCTTCTTTTACGATACGTTCAGCATCAATACCTTTTTTAAGTAAGCCGAAAATAACCATATCGGCAATCTCTCTTGTATAGGACCACTCTCTCAATCTTCCGTCCGGTGAACGTTTGCCCGGAGTATTCTCACCGTGGCCATTATCAACCAATACTCTCATTTCTCTTCCTCCTTATCAATTTCGTTTTCAATTCTTTCAATTACTCCCTGGACGTGAGAGGGCATCGCACGTTTAAACTCAAACCTAATCAAGTGATAGATTATCCGGAAAGCTTTGTTTTTGGGATACGCAACAATCAGATTTTTAAATGCATTCTGTAGATACACGTATGAAAAGACATACGTAATAGTCTTTATCACAATGAGAGAACTGTCACCGTCCCCTATTGAGTCCATGAAGACAAACACCACCTCGATAATAACCAGGTATAAGAGCAGCTCTGCCAATGCGTTTTTAAATTTGCTCCATTTAAAGTTCTGGCACCGGACAATACTCACTCCATCGGCCCGCATGCCGCACCAGATATTAAATGCAAACATCACTGCCAAAGCTATTAAAAAGCCTTTGGTCGGTGTCAAGTACGCCAACAATGAGCTGAACAATGACACACATATCACTCTAATTTGATCTAACGTAAATAATCTCTCCATTTTGCATATATCTATTTTAATACTAATTTTGCAGGATCACAGTAGTTTTTAAACTACAAAATCCCGATCCAGCTTGTGAAAGTAGGACGGGATTTCTTAAAAAAAAGATGCCCATCAACAACACCTAATACGGGCTGTCAATGGGCATAATCGTATGTCGCAAAGGTACTAATTATCTTCTAATTTACAAGACTTTTCCTCCATTCTTATAAGATGATCATCAAGTGTTTTATGATTGCATTTCAGTTTTCGGCAGATAGCCGCTTTAGAATATCCATAGTCAAGCATAGTCCTGATAACACCTTCCTTACCAGTCAGCTTATAATGAGTATTTTTATCTCCTTTCTTCCGGCCAAGTTGCATGCCATTAGCTTTTCTTCTGGCTAACCCCTCTTTGGTTCTTTGACTAATTAGATTACGTTCAATCTGAGCAGACAAACCAAAGGCAAAAGCAAGTACCTGACTATTGATGTTATTGCCAAGCTCATATCTTTCTTTAACTGTCAGGACAAAGGTTTCTTTGCTCATACAGAGATTGAGCATCGACATAATTTGCATTAAGTTCCTGCCGAGCCGGCTAATTTCAGACAGTACAAGGGTATCACCTTTCTTCATCTTCTTCAGTAATGGACCTAACTTCCGGTCTTTAGCAGCTTTAGTTCCCGAAACTGTTTCAGAAACCCATTTGTCAATGACTAATTGTCTTTCTTTTGCAAAATTCTGCACTTCAAATCTCTGATTTTCGACAGTCTGTTTGTCGGTAGAAACTCTGATATACGCGTAAATCATTTTTGCCGGTGAAGTTAACAAACTAATCCTGCCTGAACAAATCGCACAAAGAACGCCCGTTAAAAGTGTAAGATATATGGCAATAGAGAAAGTTAAAGTTACAGATAGTAGCGTGATAGAACTGATCAGAGAAAATATGCCTGTAGCTACTACAGACAAAAATGGTTTATATGGGAAATCATATGTAGCTAAGGTGTTTGCAACAAGTAGTACAAACACTAAACTCATAAAACTGTTTGCATGTCAAAAAAGTGGATTTTCCGGTAAGTTATCCCTATTATTTCGACGATCTGAATCAGGAGCAATATCAGAGTTTAGCATCTATGCGAACAGCTATCATACTATAGATAAGATATCTGATATAGAGATTTATAGACGTGCCGGAAGTCATAGCAATATTACATTTTACCATGATGAAGAATATGTATATGTATATATGCCATCCAATTATTATTATCTTTATTGTAAACTGGATTTCTTATTTATTGGAAAATTAATTATTGAAGAGCAAGCAGGAATAGATATCAGTACGTTAACGAAAATATCTTTTACTGGATAATACAAATTATACTGGATACTTAGTTCTATATCTATTCTGTTGCCCGTTAAAAGTGTAAGGTATGGCAATAGAAAAGATTAAGATTACTGATGCAAGTGTGACAGAAGAGATTAGACAAGGGATGCAACTCGCTACTATTGAAGAAAAAGGATTAGCCACTCCTGGCATGGCATATAGTACAATAAAAGGTAGCATTACTTTAGCAGCATATGAAGAAGTAAAATTCGACATTAAGTATAGTCTTATTTTGTTGTCAAATAGTGCAACCGGCTCAAGTATTCTATTCCTACATGCATGTACTTATGTGAAAATAGCAGAAACAGGAAGTATATTTTCCTTTTTAAGTAATGTACAGGATAAGTTATCTGTCATATCAGGAGGTGAGTATTCTTTTTCAGTGAGAAACAATCGTAATCAAGAACTCAAGTTAACTTATTGCTTTATGAGAAGTCAATAACACTTACCTAATCTGAACCCATATTTCTTTTGCTTATGATTATTCCATATCTTTTGCCCGTTAAAAGTAGCAAGTATGGAAAAAGTAAAGATAGATAATTTTCCAGTAGGCATTCCAGCCTCTTTCGTTGGAATTGATGTATCTGGAAAAGAAATTTTAGCAAAGATAGATGATGTTTTGAGAATGGATTATAAGGCTATCTCGTCCGGAACAAATAAACTGAGATATACTCAGTATAAACCCGGCTCTACGACAGGAATCGGGAGTAGAATATTGTTAATCGCCCCAATTCCTAATTTAACAGATACGATTGACGCTATAGGCGTTTTAGGCTCATTGTTTTTATTGAGGGGTGGAGTTGTAGATGGTCAACCGTATGCTCCTTTCTACGTTAAAACAGATTTGTCTTTTTTTAGAGTAACAGGAAGGGTTGTTGGCGATTTAAAGATTGCAAGTGCTGCACTTTATGGGGCAAGTACAAATTTTAATTTAGGTACATGTTATTACAGCGGACAACTTTATATGGCAATAAAGTTCAATACGGAATATTCTTTTAGAACATGTTTCCAAGGTTTTTACACCGATGATTGTGTCTTTACGCATGTTATAACAACAGATATATCTGAGTGGACAGATTTATAATATATACATTGTGCAGACTTCAATAACTCTTACTAAAAAGTAGAACTATGTGATACATTGCATTTGTACATCATATCTGCTGCCCGTTAAAAGTATCAGGGTATGATAGAAAAGATTATAGCTAAGGATTACAATAATGGTTTGGAAACCAAAGATAGTCTAAGTAAAGTGAAAGCAGTTGATGTTGCTGGTAATGATATACTTGTTAATCCTATAATTGTTGCACAATCTGGAGGGTGTGGAAGATACACGCAGGATGATAGGGTATTACAAAACAAATGGTACAGAATTGCTTTGGGACGCTACGGGAATGTCCCTCATGCTGTGCTCTTGATGATAGGAAACTATTATAATAATGAAGCCCCCAATTCTCAGTTGTTATACATCCATGCTGATGGATATAGCGATAGGCAATCTATTGTTCAATTAGCTAATTCCGGTAGAGTAATAAGTAAAGCTCGAATATTATATAAAGCAACAACAACGGATGGACCAATAGTTGATATATTTATTCGAACTGAAAAAACAAATCAGTTAATGCTTTCATACTCATGTAATATCAATTTTACTTTCCAGTCTCCGATTGAAGTTAGTGAGACGCCAGAGTCAGGTTATACTGTCAAGGAATTTATATTTTAAATAAGGGCGGCTTCGGTCGCTCTCTTTTTGGTTATATCTTCCGCCCGTTAAAAGTATCAGGGTATGATCAAGAAGATACAATTAAGTGATGCACTTCTTCAGAATTCAAGTGTAGTAGAAGAGATAGTAGGTATTCCGCATGGCTTTGATACGGCTGGGATAGCAACTAATGGCGTATTTATCATGCTCCACCGCAAATCAGACAATTACCCGCTAATGGTGAAACCTAATAATTGGGCAGGTTATCAAAGCAATGGTGAAATAGCCGATGGTGTGGTAGTCGTAGAGGGTGGCAAAATTTTAGTAGTAGCACCTACAGAAGCATCGCTATACTGGAGTAGCGCGGAAGTGAGTGCAGGCGGTAAGACCACGACCGACCGGCTGACAGCGTTAGATGACTGGACGGGCAAGGCAAATACAGCAGTACAGATTACACATCCTGAATGTAGCGGAGAAAACTATGCACCGGGCTTCTGTTCAAAATACAGCCGTCCAAATGCTAATGGTTGGGGACTTACGGCTGGGAAATGGTGGTTACCATCATTAGGGGAACTGATGATGATTTATGCTAATATGAATAAGATCAATTATGCGCTATCTTTTATTAACGAGGCGACATCTTTAGCTAAATCAGGCTATTGGAGCAGTACCGAGTACACTGGGAGACACGGGTGGGCTTTGTTTCCAGGGAACGGCATAGTAGGCTACTACAATAAAAATACAAACCAGTACGGAGTTAGGCCGGTTTCCGCATTTATACAATAATAATTTTCTAACATATTTATAGGGGCTAAGTGCCCCTATAAATTACAATCTCATCATTGATAACTGATATAGAATCGGAATTGACCATTACTCTTGTTCTGCACAACAAATTTGTATTCTGCTGTTTTATATACATTTACTTTCCCTGTTGTGTCTTTCACTGTTGAAAGACTAAAACCTACTCCACTTATTTCAGAAATGATATTAAGAGCAAACGTTCCAAGAAGTATAATTGAGGAATACCCTTTTTGATCAGACCATAGAGCTATCATACCATAACCGTAATTAAATTCTATTTCCAAATCTTTATCTAATAATATATATTGTTGATAAGGACTTCTTTCTGTAATAACAGGCATTAATCCTTTTGCCTGCCTTGTTGCTGTAGGCATGCTGTCCCTGATCTGTTCAATCACACTACTGTCTGTTAGTTTCACTTTATCTACTGCCATAGTCTTGCTACTTTTAACGGGCAACTAAACTCACTGTTTTTTACTTGTCTGTTAAGTCAAATCTGGAAGAGTAATTTTCTCAGATAATGGATGCCCGTTAAATGTAGCAAGGTATGATAGAGAAGATTAAACTTTCAGAAGTCGAGAAGGGTTTGTCAAATGGAGTTCCAGCAAATATTAGGGCTTTAGATAGCAGTGGAAATAGCATAAGCTCTTCCATTAAAAATGTACGTGAGGTAATGGGTATATATAGTCTGGATAAGGTCTTTGAGCCATTTGAAGAATATGAAATAAAAAGTAAAGAGGGAGGTTTAATTCTTGCTCAATTCGCATCCTCTGAATTTGCTATTGGAGTTGCTATAATTTACGGTAATACAGGAGGTATCGTTTTGAATGATGTCTCAGGAGTCAGCTTTTTTAAGCAAAACGAACGAATTGTTAGTGTGTATAGGAAAGAAAATAATGGGTATATATATATAAAAAACAATCTGAACAATCGAATAAATATCTATGTAAAATTCATTCCTGACAAATAACATGCTTGAAACCATCACTCTTTTTCTCTCATATCTTCCGCCCGTTAAAAGTATCAGGGTATGATAGAAAAAATTAGTGATAAAGAATATCAGGCGAGTTTGGGAAATGGGATACCTTCAAAAATACAGGCTGTAGATGCTAACAATAATCCTATTTTAGCGACACCTACAAATTTATTATCAACATTGGAAAATACTGGAATGATAAAGCGGGTGTTCTTTCCGATGGGGAACGGATATTCATGGATTAGAATAATGGAGGTGAATGTAAACATGAACTGTAGCTTCATAATGAATATGATACGTTATTCTAATCAAGACTCAAGCATAATTATAGGATATATAACAAACCATGATAGCGGAATTCGGATATGTAATTTTAAACAACTTATCGGGAAAGCGGGAGGAACGTATCAACCCAAATTAGCATATAAAATAGAGAGTAATACTATAATTGTATGGGCAGTGAGTTCAATAGTTAGTGCTAAGGCATCATGCATTAACCTTTTACATGGTAATGCTTTATTTCCTATGGTCTTTGAAGAACCGCCTGAAGATGCTATTCAACCAACTTGGTAATAATTATAGGGGCAAATACCCCTATAATTTTATATTAATGTAGCTTCAAAGCCATTTGCAAAATCTGAATTATCAGCAGCTTCCATTTTCATAGTAATGCCAATTTTATTCATTGAAATGACGTTAAGAACAGGTGTATACTGATTGCGCTCAGCGTATATTCTACACACACCATTTGCATCTGTTTTCCCAATAATCTTGATGTCGTAAGTACCTGCTAATACTTTTACTCTAAGAGTCGGATTACTTGTACTACCTGATCCACGCCCCATTGTAATGAAATAAAGGTTTGGGATTCCTGAAGTGGTCGCAGAAACTGCTAATAATAATGAGCCTGTAACGGCATTATTCGTAGTCTCGCATATCAATACGCTTGACTGGATGTTTTTTGAACCGATTAGCCCGGCCGGCATCAATCCTTTCTCACTAATAGTTGCAGCAGACATATTATCCCTGATCTGCTCTATCACACTATTATCCGTTATCTTAATCTTTTCTATCATACCTTGCTACTTTTAACGGGCGTTTTTTCTACGATGAAAATCAGCCCAATTTAACAT